GCTCTCCCACACCACCGGGAACGTGTTCTGGGCTACCTGGATGGAGTTGACCTGGAGGACCGGCCAGCGTTTCAGGATGAGGATCGCGGGCTGGGTGCTGCACCCCTGCGGCGCCCACACGCGCACCCCGGGACCGTACAGGATCACGCTGTCGGTGGTGGCCCGGAGCGGCTGATGCGCCGCATCATCGACCATGCCGGTGGCGCGGGCGCAGATATTCGCCTGCTCCGCGATCCGCTGAGCCGGGGTGACGTCTTTACCTGCCGGGATACTGGCCCATGAAATCCCGGTCGGCGCCTGGGTCAGCAACTCGGGCGTGATGTACGGACTCGGGCTGACAGGCAGCGGTGTTGACACGGGGGTCGCCCCCCGTCGTTATCGTTCAGGTCATGAGCACCGTCAGCGAATGGCACCCGCCGCGCCCGCACTGCCTGCCGGGCTGCAACCGGCTCGACGGCCACGACGGACGCGATCCGGGGGCTTGCATGGGAGAGGGTGGCGTACTGAAGCCCGGCCCGCTCGATCTCGTGCACAGGCACCCGGACATCCCGGTGGCCATCCCGCTGCGGAACGAGCACTCTGGCGTCCTGGTGTATGACATGGTGCTACCGAAGTGGCCGGAGGCGGCAGAGTACTGGACGCCGTTCCGGGACCGCATCCCGCGCGCCGCCAAGTGCTACCCGCTGCCGTCCGGCAACATGGTCCACGTCAAGCCGGACTGCCGCTGCCCCGCAGCCTCTTGACCGTCTCGATGTCGCCGGCCATCCGCTCGCGCCGCCACCGCTCATACGCCGCATGGTCGGCAGGCGCCCGGTCCTCAGCGTCGGCGTACGTCCCGTCGCGGGCCACGCCGGGCCGGACTGAGTAGTGCATGTGCTCGACTACCGCGCCGGGGACGTACCGCAGGCACCCGGCGCCGTTCCCGAGGTCCGCCCACACGTCATCGACGCGGAAATGCTGCAGCGACGGTTCGCACATCCACCCGAGCGCGGCCACGATGTCCGAGGAGATCACGACAGCTTCGGGGATGTCCGCGCGGCGCTTGTCGTCGGGGTACGCGATCCCCGTCGCGCCCATCCCGTCGATAGCGGCGAGGAGCAGCGCGTCCCATCCCGGGGTGCGGGGCAGGTGGTCGTCACCGAACGACGCCAGGCACCGGTACCGGCCGGCGTGACGGGCGGCAACGTGGTTGGTCCATCCGGCGAGGGTTTTCCGCGGGCCGACGCTGAACCACACCCCGTCACCGATGACCGGGGTCACTGCCGCCTCGTATGCGGCTAGTTCGGGGTCGTCGTCGTCGACCGCGACGTACACGTGGGTGGCAGCGCGGGTGGTGGCGCGGGTCGCGTGGAGCATATCCCGCAGCCGTTGCGGCCTGCCGCGGGAGGGGACGATGACGAGCAGGTCACCGGTCAACAGGTTCGCCCAGCAGGTGCGCGATTACCTCGTCGTAGCTGACGGCCCGGCCTGCCTGCGCGGCGAGGTCGGCGGCGATGGCAGCGAGCCGGGACCGGACCGGGGCGGATACGACGATGCTCACCGGGTCCGCTCCGCGATCACGTCGAGGGCTGGTTTCCAGAAGTGGTCAAACACGTGATCCACTTCGTATTGCAGGGCGAACGTCCTCGCCCTGGCGCGCATCTCCGGCATCTTGCCGTCCTCGCGGGCCTGCCACGCCGCCTCATAGGCGGCCTCGATGCTCGCCGGGTCCGGGCGAACCCACCACGAGCCGTGACCTTCCTGCCAATGGTCACTGCCGCCGACCAGCCATCCGGAGCCGCACAGTTCCGTCATCGCGCTAGCGAGCGTGGTGACGACGGGGACGCCGCTGGCTTGCGCCTCGAGCAGCGGCAGCCCGAATCCCTCCCCGTACGAGCAGAGGGACAGCACGTCGAGGCCCCGGAACCATGCCGCCATGTCCGCCCGGCTGTACAACCCGAGGTCATACCGGTACGCGTCCGGGTAGGACACGACGTCGCTGATCCCGAGCGCGCCCGCCAGCAGCGGCAGGCTCGTCCCCCGCTCCCCCGGATACGGGTACGGCGACGTATGCAACGCCAGATGCGAATCCGGGTGCCGGGCGCGGAACCGGGAGAACGCCAGCAGCTGCTCGGGGAACGCCTTGCGGTTCTCCCGGTTGAGCCCGCAGATCCCGACGACGAACGTGTCCGGGCCGACTCCGGGGAGCTCAGCGCGTGATGGTTCCGGGTCGCCGGGGCAGAACACGCCCGCGTCGACACTGTGAGGGGCGTACAGCGGGTCCGCGCCTTCGTTGGCGAGCATCTGCTCGCCGAACCGGGACATGGCCACAGGGACGCCCTGGCCGTCGCGCAGCACCGCCACGTCACAGGACGAAACCGGCTGGCAGTCAACGGGGAACCAGTGCGCCACGTTCATCCGCGCGAGGTCCGGGGCGCAGCCCAGCAGCCGGAACGGATCACACAGGGTCAGGAGCAGGTCGGCGTGTTCCCGCCGGTACACCTGGGCGAGGACGTCGCAGCCGGCGACCTCGCGGACGGGCGGCAGGACCCGGAAGCCCTGCCACTCGCCCACCGAGGTGCCGCCGGAGAACGGCGCGAAGACCGTCACCTCATGCCCGAGGCCGGCCAGGCGCGGCAGGAGCAGCGCAGCCTGGGTGCCGTACCCCGACGTCGCCGCCGGGGAGTTGGACAAGAGCAGGATCTTACCGATGACCGCCACCCTCCGGTTAAATCCGGCTACGCAGGGTCACAGGCCCTGTGTCGTGCCCTCACAGTAGAATTTCGTCGCGTTCGCGTTGTACACGAACCGCAGCATCGCCGTAGACGACGCCGTGGTAGCCAGCGTCGGCGTCCCCGGCGTCCCGAAGTCGAAGATCGCGTTGTACGCCAGGGTCCGTGACCCGGTGGCATCCTGCGACACCTGGTAGACCACCCGCTGCCCGTCCGTCGGGTTGGTCGGTGCCCCGAGGGTGTGGTTCCCGGTCAGGGTCACCCGGAAGTCGTTCCCGAGCGCGGCGTTCGTCGCGATCGTCGTCCCGTCCGTCAGCGTGACCACCTTCGGCGCGAACGCGTCCTGGAACTGCGCGCCCTGCAACTGGCCCGGCAGGTCGAACACCGCCCACACCGAGGGAGTCGACAGGTACTGGAGCATGACGCCCTGGTACAAGCCGGCCAGGGTCCAGGTGGTGGCGCCGCCCTGGTTGTTGAACACGTCCGCGCCGCCCGCCGCGATCGTGACCGCGTTGGACGTGCCGCCGTTCGCGACCAGCTTCACCGCGACGTTCGTCCCCGCCGCCGGGGCGGTCGGCAGCGTGATCGTGACCGCGCCCGACGTGGTGTCCACCGGCACGTAATCGCCGGCGACCGCGGTGTACGCGCTGGTCTTGTTCGGCTCGGGAGTGAACAGGCCGCCCGCGGCGAAAACGCCGTTGGAACCGCCGGTCTGGATGATGCCGGGCATGGGGACCTCCAGGGGTTGTTGTTGTGATGGGTCCGGGGAGGCCCCGGAAACCGTGCTAGCTACTAGCGGCCTTCGACCGCCCCTTCGGCGCCGCCTGAGCCTCAGCCTGCGCCACAAGCTGCTCCACCGCAGCCAGCAACGTCGCCGGATCCTGCCTGCGCGCCGCCTCCTCCGCGATCAGCCGCCGCTGCCGGTCAATATCCGTCTCCCACAGCCGCTCACCCTTCACCGCGAACGGGTACAGGTAGTCCGACACGTGGTCAGGGAACGGGAACGCGCCGTCCGGGCCGGGCACGTACCGGACGCCCTCATGGTGAACGGACGTCGCGCCGGTACGGGAATGAAGACGCATTGCGCTCCTTCGGGTTCGTTGTGCGGGCATGCGGAAGGCCGGGAGCGGAGCAGGACTCCCGGTCCTCCGGTCAGTGGTCTTAGCTGGCGCGGCGGTTCTTCCGCATCCGCATGTTCTCGGCGCGGGTGACCGCTTCTAGATGGGCCGGGTTCACGCAGGCCCGCACGTGACAGGTGTGATGCACGTCGTACTTGTCGGGGATCGGCCCCTTGGCGAGCTCATAGGAGTAGCGGTGCGTCTGGACCTGGAATCCGTGCTTCGGGGAGAACTGGCCGTAGCCGGTGCCCTGGTTGACGCTGCCAGTCCATAGCCAGCACGAGTCGGTCTTATCGACCTTGGACCAGAACCGCTCCTCGACCGTGAGCGGCTTCGGCCGCTCGCGGTTCGGGTCTTTCATGCGCTTCCGGTAACAGGGGCGGCAGAGTCCGGCCTTGTAGACCGGCTTGTCCGTACGCCCGCACTTGGTGCAGACGGTCGGCTTGGGCGCCTTCGGCGGGATCGGCTCGGGGACGTAGCCCCACGAGTCGCCGCCCCGGCCGCGAGCGACGTTCTCGCCTCGCGTTACGGGCTCGAGATGCTCGGGGTTGCAGCAGCGGCGATGCGGGCAGTTCACGGTGTCCGCGCACTGCGGGTCGGCCGTGTGGCAGAGGTGGTCGAGCACGAGCCCGTCAGGGATCGGGCCGATGACGTACTTGTAGGCGATGCGGTGCGGCAGGCGTTCGGCTCCTCCGCCGAACTGGCCGTAGCCGTTCGGATGAACGAAGCCGAGCCACGGCCAGCATTCGCTAGGTCCGCGCTTGTCGACCTTCGCCCAGAACTTGCGCTCGCGCGGCTCCATGGTGCTGCCGTGGACGAGCAGGCGCCTTGCGTGCTTTCCGCAGTAGCCGTGCCCCCGGTGCGGTTCCTCGCATCCCGGCTCCAGGCACTTCCGGTTGTAGGGCCTGAGGCTGATGTTCGGGTCGCCGTGGCGCCGCCAGCGCATGCAGTGCATACCGCACATGCCGTGCGAGTCGATTGGATCGGAGCAGCCTTCAACGCTGCACGTAGCCTTGGTCATGCCTGTCTCCCGGTAGTGGCGGGTGGCAGGTGGCCCCAGCCGGCGATGACGCGCCGACTGGGGCACCTTTCACTCTTACCGGGAGCCTATCACGTAATCCGTTCGAACGTGACGCCCTAGCGGCGTTTCCGCAGCTAGATCTAGGCTACATTTTGAAGGACCGCCTGGGCCACAGGAGCCCGGCACAGGAAAGCTCCCACAGATCGGATCTCATACTCCTTACGCGGCCCACCGCCGGCGGTGTTCGCCACACGGGAGATGCCGTAGTCGAACTGGGCGGTGTCGCGGAGCGCCCGGTACTCGAACACCGAGGAGATGTTCGCCTGCGGGAACGGCACCCGGTCAGCCCGCGCGACGATCGTCCCGGGCGGGAGCGACACGTGGACCTCGATCGGGACCGTCACCCCGCCCGCGGGGGCGTTGACGATGGACCCGACCCGGCCGCCTGCGGTGACGTTGACACGGCCCGACGGGTCGGTCTGCAGGTAGGTCGTGGCGGAGTTCGCGCCGAGGATCAGGTTGGCGACCTCCTGCGCTTGCTTCGCGTTCATCATCAGGGCCGTGGGCGAGCACTTGACCTGGTTCCACAAGGGGACGAACAGGTCAGCCTCGATCTCGGTGACGGTCCCGCCGGTCAGGGTGAGGGCGGCGCCGTCGAGGGAGGCGTTGATGGCCGGGTTGGCGGTGCCGGTGCCGGACTGGACCCACTGCCCGGACCCGTTGTAGTCCCCGGACAGGCTGGCGAGGAGCCCGTCGTAGTCGTTGGCGTTCGCCGACCCGTTGTCCGCCGCGCTGTTGTACGTGGGGACGCCCGCGGAACCCTTCCACTGGGTGGACATGTCGGGGCAGGTCGTCGCCGACGGCAGCGCGTTGTTGGACGAGATCGTGGACGTGATCGTGGCCGCGTTGACGGTCGTGGTCGTGTAGTAGTACCAGGTCGACCCGGCCGAGGAGTAGAACCAGTCGTACGCCACGGCGCCCTTCACCGAAGGAACGGTCGCGGTCACGCTGTTGGTGGTCCCGGACAGGCCGGTGATCTGCGTCGAGTTGCCCTGGCTGTTCCCGGACCCGTAGTAGTAGCCGCTGCCGGTGCGGGCGGCGACGCCGACGTACAGGCTGGACACGGCGATTGTCCCGGCGGTGGAGTGGCCGGTCAGGGTCGGCGCGGTCGGCTGCGCGAGCGCGAACGACTGCGCGCCCATCAGCTTCCGGTCATCGCCGATCAGCACCTGGTTCAGCGTGTTGAACGTCGACACGGCATACGGATCCGCGTAACCAAAGGCCAAGTCATAGGCATCCTGCGTCACGAGCCCCGCGTAACCAGTGGGCTTGTAGCGCGCCTGGAAGTCCTGCTCCTCGAACTGCACTTCGTTCGCGGCGTAGTCGAAGCCCATGCTCATGTCGGGCTGGGAGTTGGTGAGGTTGAGGATGGCTCTCCAGATCGCGTACGGGTTCCCGTCAGGGCTTTTGACGCGGGCCACGATGTCACGCCATGGGGTGACGACCGGGATGAGGGAGATGAGGCCGGATAGGTCGTAGGAGTAGATGCCGGTGGACTCGTAGATGCCGGCGGTCTGTGCCTTGGTGATGGACGCGAGGGTTTCCTCGGTCATCTGGGCGAGCGGCGGTGCCATGGATGCCTCCTTCTCGGGGCATGCGGAAAGCCCCCGGCGCGCGGTGCGCTCTGCGGGGGCTGGGGTGTGCGTTCTAGGGCGGGGGCGGCTACCGGCGGTGGATCGCAGCGAGTTGGTCCATGGCCATCTGGTTCAGGTCGTCGTGGATCTGCTTGGCCTCGCCCGGGTCGGCGGTGTACATCTTGTGCTTCAGGTCGAGCGCCTTCGCGACGTCAACCTGGGGGGCCGCGCCCTGGTCCTGTCCGCGCAGCTGGTGCGCCGGGGGTACCTGCCCGTTCGTGAACACCTTCGGCATCGCCGGCTGCTCTTCCACCGTCGCGAGCCTCGCCTTCAGCGTCTCGACCTGCTCGAGCAGCCCGGCGACGTCGGCCTGCTTGGCGACGTCCTGTGCGGGGGGCTGCTCGCCGAGCGCTGCGGCGATGGCCTTCGCGACGATGCTTTCCAGCACGTCCGCTGTGACGGTGGTGGTCAAGTCTGTGGTGGCTTTGGTCACGTTGTCGTCTGCGACGGCATCGGCCGGGGTGCCCGTGGCGGCGGGGGGCTGCGGGGTCATGTCGGTGGCCGCGTCCGCCGGGGCCGCCGCGGCGTCGCCGTCAGCGTCGCCGGAGTCCATGTCGTCGTCCGCGTCGGCCTCCGCGTTCGCCACGGGGGTGATGTCGGACGGATCGCAGATCCCGACGAGCTTGCCCGCCTGGTTGTAGACGACCATCATCGGGGTCTTCCCGCCGTCGTCCTTGGCCACCTCCGCAGCCTCCGGGGGCGCGTCGGCGGTCTTGGTGATCTCGGCGGTCTGCGCGGCCGGCGGCGGCTCGGAGACGCCCATCGCGGGCTCCTGGCCGCTCGCAGCGGTCACGTCCTCGGACAGCGCGGGTTTGGGCATGTCGGCCTCCACTTCGGGGGTCATCTTGGCGACCGGCTGGCCGTCGTCAGGGGCGGGTGCTTGCGGCAGCGAGGACAGGACGGTGTTCAGCCGGGCGGCTGCCTCGCGGATGTGGGCCTCGTTCACGGAGGACAGGACGCGGCCGGACTTGGCGATGACCGCGCCGAACGTCTCCACCTGGGTCAGCGCGGTGGCGGTGAGGTCCGCGCCGTCCATCGCCTTGCGGATCGCCGCCAGCGTCTCCACGGGCGCGGCGGACTTCCCGACCGCTTCCATCGCCTCGCCGCCAAGGTCCGCCTCGGCCTGCTCGTCCACGGCGAACCCGGCGAGAGTGTCGATCACGTAGTCGACGGCGCACATGGCGTCCTGCAAGTCGAACGCGTTCTCGCAGTCATCGGGGTCCGCTGAGGCGGCCTCGAGCATTTCCCGTTCGGCTAGGACGCATAGGGCGTTCTTCAGCCGGACGGCGATCGAGGTCCACTTCTGGGCGGTGGCGGCGTCGATGGATTCCCATGCCGGGGAGCCGGGGTCGGTCATGTCGCCGGGGGCCATTTCGTCGGGTTCGGCCAGGGCCACGGTGGGGTCCATGCCGTCCACGCCGTCGTCCAGGTCAGGTCCCATGTCCTTGGTCACCGTGTCGGGCACGCCCGCCTCCTTGCTGACGTCGCCCTTGAGCGAGCCGTCCGAGTTCCAGTTGTCCGGGATCTTCGAGGAAGCGCCGAGCGAGCGAGCGCGGGTGATGATGTGGCGCCTGATGGCGTCATGGCTGGAGCCGCCGCGGCCGACCGCGTGGATGGCCTTGGTCAGGTCCCCCACGTCGGCGATGGGGTAGCTGCCATCCGGCATGGCTGCGCCTGTGGCTGCCTTGTGCTTGCGGTCGGCGGTGTCGTTCTTCGCCTTGGCTACCTCGTCCTCGGTGGCGCGGACGGCGGCCTTGTGGATGAACGCGGCGATATCAGCCGGGGAACCGTTCAGGGTGATCCCGTTCGGCATGGCCACCCGCTCCCTGCCGGAATCCGGCTCAGCCTTCGCGATCAGATCACGGACCAGTTCGGGCGGCACCAGGCCCCGCGAATCGGCGGCCTGCTTGGCGATCAGGAAGCGGTGCCCGTTAGCCGCCTTGCCTACGGCGTCCACCCGGCTCGGGTCAAAGTCGACCAGCTCGGTCATGTCCTCGTCATCGGCGAGCGGGGCCACGGCCTACTCCTTCACGACTCGCCGACGGCGCGCGACACCTTGCGGTGACCAGCCGTCGATCTTCCCGGTCTTGTACAGATGCCACGCCCGCTCATCGAGGATGGCACCCATCAGCCAGTCGCCCTTGCGGACCACGATGCCGTCCCCGAGGTCCCAGTCCGGACCCCTGTAGATATAGGACTCCACGACGTTCGCGGCGCCTTCGGTGCCGTCGAGGTGGAACAGGCCGACCTGCGGGCCGTTCTGGAGGAACCGCCATGCGGCTTTCTCTAGCTCGGCTTCGGTGAAGTAGTCGCGTCCGCCGTCCTGGCCTTTGGCGATGCGGGGGTCCGGTCCGGCCTGGTAGGCGATCCCGAGGACGTATCGCTGCGGCTCGTCGGCCATGCTCGCCCCCTCGCGGTCAGTTCAGTAGGTAGGCGGCGAAGTACGACGACGGGACGTCGCTAGCCAGGTACAGCGCGCACATGCAATGGTTATGCGCCAGATACTGGGGCACGTCCTGCGGCGCGTACGGGCTGCCCGCCTGATTGTCCTGGCAGGCGGGGCACGGGCTGCCGCCTTCGCACACCCAGTTGATCAGCGCGAGACCCGGTTCCGGGGCTTCGGTCGGTGGCGCGGGCGGGGGCACCGGCCCGGCCTCCGCCGGCGGCGGCGCTGACGGCCCGGGAACCGTTGGCGCAGGGGAACCTGTGAACAGCCGGCCGATGAGCCGCGTCAGCCCCGCCCCGGCAGCCGTCCACAGCGCGTTAGCAAGCCACGACTTCACCGGGCTCACGTCCGGCCCCGTCACCGCACCCGACACCGCGCCGGCCATCTCATCGTCGCTGGAGTCGCGCTCAGCGCCGTCCGCCAGCACCACCGACACGCTCGCCGCCGTGGCCTCCAGGATGGCCTGAGCGGTCTCCTGCGCCTTCTCGCTGACCTCCGGGTCACCCTGGAGCGCCGCGGCGGCGGCGGTGAAAGCGGCGGCGACGGAGAACCCCTTGACGCCCTGCCGGTCAGCGGCGACCGCGAGGGAATCGGCTTCGCCTTCGGCCATGCCGTCGCGGATGGCGTCCTCGATCGCGGCGACGAGAGCCGCCCAGCCCTTCCGCTGCTGGAGCGCGGTCAGCCAGGCGAGGGCGGCGTCCCGGCCGCGGTCTTTCCACCACGGCCGGCTGGGGTCGGAGAGCTTGGCGACCTGGCCGATGTCGGCTTTGAACTGGCGGACGAGGGCGGCCGGGTTCAGGGTGGCGGTGAGGTCGTTCCAGGCGGCGAGGACGACCCGCTCGTGCTTGGCGAGGAGCCTAGTCCGGCGTTCATGGGTTCTGGCCCATATGCCGGTCCAGTCGTCCGGGTCACCGGCTTTTGGGAGTGCGGTGCTACCACCGGCCTTGGCGACCGCCCCCTCATCGACAGCCGCCGGGCCGCATGTGCACCCGGACGCGCCGCCGCAGCACCCGCCCTGACAGCACACACCACCACAGCACCCCGGGGCGCAGCCGAGAGCGGCCATCACCGCGTCGATGTCCGCGAGCAGCTCGGGGCGCACGGCAGGGTTGCCGGGGAGGTCGGCAGGGTCCCACCAGGCGATCGTCTCCGTGCCGTCCACGTCGCCGTCCGGGTCGGAACCTAGCTGCCGGTCGAAGATGTCAAGGTCTGCCTCGCGGGCGATGGTGTAGACGAAACCCTGGTAGATGCCGTTCGCGCTCGTCCAGGTGCCGGTCCACTCGCCGTCAACGACAGGCAGGCCGGTCTCTTCCTGCCACTCGCGCAGAGCTGCGGCACGGGCCGACTCTCCCTGCTCCAGATGACCGCCCGGTATCTCGAACTTGCCGGCGGCAGGGTCGGACATAGCCCTCCCTTAAGCTCACGCTATGGGATGGACGGGCTATCAACTGCGGATCGGCATCTCGGTAGATGCTCATGCTGGCGAAAAGCAGCGGCGAGGAGAAGCGGCTTATGAGCAGTTCATGGCGGAGCTGCAGAAGCTCTGCGAGGACGAGCGGTTCAACAACGATGCCATAAGGGTGACGTTCTTATGCGAACAGAGCGCGGCATCGTCATCACTGCCGGGGAGTGCGGTCCGGGATTCTTCTGGCTGCTGTTCCATCGCCGGGACCGGTGGTTCTGGCGTCACCGGGCATGCCGCGTCCAGGAGTTCGCCCGGCCGCGCGAGCACTACACGTCCTGGTTCTGCTGGACGCACGGCAAGTCATGGACCGACCACTTCGATTTCTGACTCTGCAGGCTCTGCCGCACGCTGGAGCATCAGCACCCGGCCCGTGTCCGCGGCAAGGACAGCGAGCCCCGCCACGGCTACCTCGCCTGCGGCCTTGCGGACGGCGAGGCGTCCCGCGTCGTTGAGGTTGTGACCGCACACGCGCTCAACGCCGCGGAACTCGAAGTCCCGCCACTCACCGGACTTGCGGCGGGCACGCTCAAACCTGCGGAACGCGGCGAGTTCCTTCGCGACCTGCGCGGCCCGGTCCGGCTCGTCGTCCTCGTCGCGCTCGAGGTCGTAGGAGTAGACCCCGGACTCCGCCGTGATCCCCGGAGCGCCGCCGTCGCCTTCCTTCGCGACCGGCTGCGCGCTCTGCGTCTCGGTGTCCGCCGGGATCGCTGACGGCCCGTAAATCTCCTCCGCCAAAGGCTGACCGTACAACGGCGGATTAGGCTGAACGCCCGGCGCCTCTTCAAACACCTGATGCGGCAGCGGCGCACCGATCGCCGGCGCGGAGGTCTGCGGGTCGATCTCCCCCGCCACCGCCTCCAGCGACGAGATGGGTATCGGCCCTGCGCGTTCGGTGAAGAACACCCGCGGGACCGGCCGCGCGTCTACCAGGCCGTACCGCATCTCCCGGATCTCCGACGGGCCGACGACACCCCGGTCCATGTACCGCTGGTCCGCCTCAGCCTGCGCCGCCTGGTCGACCTGCTCCTCGCCCCGGTCGAACTCGTGCCGCAGCGGCAGGCCCAGGTCGTCTTGCAGGAACGCGGAGAGAATGCCCTCGACGTGCTCCATCAGGGGCAGGTCGCCTACGCGGTGCTGAACGTCCGCCTGAGATTCCCCGCTGCTCCTATTGACATTCTCCGTGAATCCGATGTCGCTAGGCACGACATGATAACTAGCGCATGTTTTACGCATCAAGAACAGCGAGAAGACATCCGAGAAGTCCTTCTCGTTGGACCACTCGAACTTGCTGCCCGGCGGCATCCACCGGATCTGGTGCTTACGCGACTGGTCACCATACATCATCGCGTCCCAGTAGTTCTGGAACTGCTCGATCTGCTCCGGTGACCACGAATCCGGCGACGCCGCGAACGCGGCAGGCAGGTTCCCTTGAGTAAAACGCTCAAGAAAGTAGAGCTGGAACCTGATATCTGTGTTGGCATTAAGAATGATGCTCTCGATCGGCGCATGGCCGTAAGGCGAGTTCGGGCGCGGCCGGAACGGCTCGTAAATTATGTCGTCCCTGGTCAGCCAGTTCCACGGCAGGCCGTTGACGTACTGGACGAACGCCTCGGCGGGCGGCTGCGGCGGATTGCCCCAGTAATCCAGCAGCGGGGCAACCGTCGTTCCGTCCACGACGGACAGGCCGACCGCCCGGCCAGCCCTGTTACGCAGCCGGTACAGCGTCCCCGCGTCGTAAGCCAGCACGTCATACAGATACTTAGCGAGCCACGTCTTGAAGGAATTGATCCGGTCCGGCTTCCGCAACGCGGCAAGCCCGATGGGAACAGCGCCGGTGACATCACCCTGGTAATGCTCGGCTGGCAGCAGTTTCCAGTCAAGGCTCCGGATCGAGTCGATGCGATGCCAGATGCAAATGGATGCAATGTCGTAAGACTGGATGAGCCCCTGGAGCGTGCCGAATGACACGGCCTCGTGGGTGCGCGGCCGGGTGGCGATGTTGTACCCGGTGATGAAGTTGAGGGCGCGCGGGTGCCGGTCGTACCCGTCGTACGGGCCGATGGGCGTCCCCGGCGAGAACGGGGACGCCGGGGTCATCTGGGCGGCTTCCTCGCCCTGCCGGAACTGCTCGGGAACCGAGGCGCCGAACGTCTTGCCGACCCGTACCAGGGTGTCGCCTACGCGCGAACGAAAGCCCATCCAGCCGCCCCCTCGCTGCCTACGATGGGCGGATGAGCTACCGGGACGACTATGCGCGGTACGTGGCCACGCTGCCGCACGAGCCGATGTGGAACCTGATCCCCCGCAGCCCGCAGCCGGTCCCGTGGGACTGCACGTGGCATGGCACGGTCAGCGAGGCAGCGTGCGCCGAATGCCGCCGGGAGCATGCCGAGTACCGGGAGACGGGAACGTGGACGCCCCGCTAAGCTAGGCGGTCCGGAGGGGTTGGACCCGTAGCCTTGCGCCATGCCGAGCAGCCGGATCAGAGACGGCGTGAAACCGTCCCGGGCGGAGGGGCTTCTCTTGCTGCCGCCCCTCCGGGGCCTAGGCCCGCTCAGCCTTCCGCAGCCGCCAGCGCCATCGCAGCTTCCGCCACGCCAGCACCGGCCGCATGTACCACGGTGCCGGGGCCATGCCGATCTCCCACGGCTTCACGTCGAACGCCTTGCAGGTGATGTCCTGGAGGTATGCGGCGAACTGGTCGAGGTCGCCGTCGCTGCCGGGCTGCGCGGTCACACGCCGATCCTAGGCCCATGTGCCGGCGGTGAACGCGGCGTGTCGTGCCTGCCTGCGTGCCTCAGCCGGGTCCACGGGTGCCTCTGGCGGTTCGGGGGCGGGCTGGTGGCCGTTCACGCGCGGTTCCGGGGAGGTGGTGCTGTCGGCGGCTTCCTCGGCCTTGCGTTTCGCCCACGCGATCCAGTCCTCAGCGGAGGAATGCTCCTGCCAGAACGCCTGCACCGTGGCGTCCCCGGCGTCCGTGGAACGGCCGATCCTCTTGCGGATGTCATCCTTGGACTCCACCTGGATCTTTCCCCCGGACAGGATCTTCCACTTCGGCGCGGTCAGGTCGCCCAGGAGCTCATCGTCGACCGGGAGCGCCACGTCGGGGTCGCGTGACGGGTCGAGCAGTTCCCGCATCAGCCACCACGCGGCGGACCGGCAGTTCGGGAAGCCCAGCTCGCCCGTCGCGTCGGTGTTCTTCGTCCCGCCCGAGGCGTTGAACGGCTCGGCCCTGCAGCCCTGCTCCCGCAGCCGGTCCAGGACCCCGGCGCCGATGCCGATCACGTCGACCATCGCCGTGGCCGCGGGGTCGGAGTCGAGGTGGCCCTTGACCCGGCCCGTGGTCTGCATCGTGTCCTCTTTGGAGGACCGGCGGAGTTCGGCCAGGACCGGGCCGCGGCGGATCGCGAGGACCGTGGAGTCCTCACCGGAACGGGCCACGTCCACGCCGTCGACATGCGGGCCGGGCAGGTCAGGCTTTCCGGCGTCGGCCCATTCGAGCCAGCGTTCGTTCGCCGCCTCGATCCACCGCAGCGGGATCACGGTGTCCTCGTCGGCGGAGTGGAAGTCACCCAGGACGCGGTTCGCGTAGGCGGCGGAATCCGCGCCCCACTGCTTGCGCCGCTGGTCGGCCCACGCCTCGGAGATCCGGCCGGCGGCCATCGCCTCGGCCAGCGTCACATGCCGGGCGTACCAGTCCTCGTAACCGGGCCGGCGGGCGTGGATGTCGTAGAACCGGCCGGACGGGTCGCCGGGCGTCGACAGCGCCAGTGCCAGCGCTTCCCCGGTGCCGGAGAACGCGCCCTCGCAGGCGTCGAACGTCCCCGCAGGGATCGCCTTGGACTCGTCGTAGATGAACAGCAGCCGGTCGGCGTGCGCGCCCTCGATCAGCGCCGGGTTCGAGCATGCGGCGGCGGTCGCCTGGCCGTGCGTCAGGTGCAGGTTCAGGTTCAGCAGCTCGGCGCGGCTGAACGGCTTGTCGCGCACCCGGTCCCAGCGGACCCGGCCGGCCCACTTGTGGATCTCCGGCCAGAGGTACGCCGTCAACTGGCGCCATGAGCCGGCGGTGGTGACGGCTTTCCAGTCCGCGCCGGCGGCATCGGAGGTGAGAGCGAACCACAGCAGCGTGACCGCGGCGATTGTCGATTTGCCGAGACCGTGGGGCCCTCGTACCGCCTCGCGCTTGCGGGCGGACAATTCCCCGATGATCTCCTGCTGGTACGCGGCCAGCCCTTCGCCGCGCCAGTCGATGCAGTCCGCGGCGAAGCCGAGCGGGTCGTTGTAATAGCGGACCACATCATGCTTGACCTGCCCTTGGCGGCGCTCGTACTCCGCCCGGTAGCGGCGCAGTTCGGCGAGCTTGGCGGCCTTGACGTCGGCCAGGGTCAGCGGTGGCACTGCAGGCTCAGCCGGGATGCCCGTCCGGGGTCACGGGAGGAAGCTCGCCCATCTCGGCCTTCAGCATCCGCAGTTCCGCGTCGATCGCGTCGATCGTGAGGTGCTCGAACTGGGTGGGCGCGTCGAGGCCCAGCAGCTTCGCCTTTCGCTCGGCCCATCCCCGGATGCTGTTCCACGCCTCGACAGCGGTCCGCGGCCGGTCGTGGTCGTGGGCCATGTCCAGCAGGTCCGCGATGGCGTCGTCAATGAGCGTCAGTTCCTCGATGCGGTGCTCGTCCACCTGCTGGGCGGGGATCATGGCAAGCGCCTGCGAGTAGAGCTGTGAGACGCGCTGCTGCGAGATGCCGAGCTTGCGGGCGATGGCGTCCTGCGTCATCCGCTGGCGGCGCATCGCGACGATCTGGGCCATGCGCTCAGCCGACTCCGGGGGCGGCTGGCGGACGCGCTTCGCCGTCATCACAACCCCCCCTGTCACAACTTGTAGTTAGGCGGCGAACAGTTCGGCTTGCACCCACTCGCGGGGAATCTCGGGAACGTCTACCGGCTCAATCGGTATGTGCTCGTGATGCTTGCAGCGGCCGACGCCGAAATGGTCGGTGCCCCAGCCGACAGGGCGGCTGCACGGGCGGTCGTGATCTAGGCAGGGACCGCCGCAGCGGGCCATCTCGCCTGCCTTGCTGAGGATCAGCAGGAGCCTCGCTCACGGCGTGATCTCGTCAGCGAGTGCAGCGGCGTGATCCGGGGGCAGCGAGGGATGCCTGCCGCAGACCCAGCGGCCGTGATCCCGCCGCCAGCCATTCGCGGCGAGAAGACGGGCCACGCGCAAGTCCTCGCCGTTCTCCAGGTCAAGGCAGGTGACATCAACGCCGCGCGGGATCTTGAGCACCAGGTGAGACTCGCAGCCGTTCATGATGGCCGCGCAGGTCATCGCGAGGCACGCAGGGGCCGGGCTGCTGTGGAGCACAACTACATTCTAGCAGGTCAGGCGGCTCCGTCGTCGTCGCTGCCGTCGTCCTGCATGTCCAGGGCATCCTCGTCGCACGCCCCGCAGTCGCAATCCAGGATCGGGCGTCCGGTCACCGGGCAGTGCTTGACGTGGGCCACCGGGCCTCCCTACGGGGTGATCTGGAGCATGAACGGCTGGAGAACAGGCACCACGGGATCGTCGGTGACTTTCACCCACGCCATATAAGTGCCTTGCGCGAGGACGATGCCGCCGTTGGCCGGGCCGACGAGCACCTGAGCCCAGTACACCGGACCCGGGAACGTGACCCAGCTGCCGTTCGTCCACGAGACCGGGCTGGTTTCGGGGTAGGTCAGCGGCGTGAACGACCACTGCACCGTGTCCCCGGTCGGGTCGTAGCCGGCCGGGGCCTGGATGGTGATGGGGCACTGGACATACTGGGTGGACAGGACGGACATGGTGACGGTGCCGGCCACGTGCTCACCTGCCCGGTTCCGCTGTCCATGAGGGGCGTCCCGCGCCTGCCGTCCACGTGAGGCGGGGTTCGCCTGCCGTCCAGGGGACTCGTCCCGCGCCTGCGGTGTAGAGCGCCAGGGATGGCGGGTTGTTCACCGGGGCGCCCTGGCTGCCGCTGTTGTGACCGCGGGGGGGGAGGGTGAACCGGATGCTGACCGGCCAGTGGCGGCCGGGGAACGGAGCGCCGATCTGCGGGTTGAGAGGCGCGGGGATGGCGACGGCGGCCATCGCCCGGCCGTGCAGGAACGCCGGGGGGCGTACCGGGCAGACGGGGCCGCGGAGCGGGTAGACCCGCGCGGGGACGGCCGGGTTGGAGACCGGGGCGCCCTGGCTGCCGTGCGCGGTCCCGCGGGGCGGGAGCGGGGTGCGTGCCCTGACCGGCGAGTGCGCCGGCGGGAACGGGGCGCCGGGCTGCGGCGGGTTGATGACGGGTGCGCCGGGGTTCCCGGTGGCGCGGCCTCGTCCGGGGAGCGGCCGGCGGATGGTGACCGGCTGCCGCAGCGGCGGGACCGGCATCCCCTGGACGGGGTTGACGACCTCGGCGCCCGCGTTGCCTGCGGCGTGGCCGCGGGGCGGCGGGGTGATCCTCGCCCTGACCGGGGCCGTGAGCGGGGCGACGGGCGGCCCGGATGTGGCCGGGATGATGGTGACGGCCAGGCCGATGTCGGCCATCGCCCGGCCGGGGCGGGGCAGCGGCCAGGCTGCCCGTACCGGAGACCGCAGCGGGGGAACTTGCGGTCCTGTGGTGGGCGGTGCCGGGTTCTGGACCGGTGCGCCCGCGCCGCCCTTAGCGGTCCCCCGGGGCGGCAGGGTCCGCCGGATGGAGACCGGCTGGGACAGGGGGCGTACGGGCGGCCCCGAGGTGACAGGCGGGAGCAGGACGTAGACGGCGGCGTCTGCCATCGCCTTGCCGGGCGGGGGCAGCGGGCGCTTCGCCTGCACCGGGCCGCGCAGCGGCGGGACCGGCGGCCCGGACGTGGGCGGCGGCGGGTTGACCACCGGGGACGCGGCGGCGCTGCGCTGGACGTGGCCGATCCGCTGGAACGAGACGATCAGCCCGGCCGGCCAGGACCGCAGCGAGACCGCGACGGCGGCAGCCGGGTTGGAGACCGGCGCACCCGGGTTCCCCGCGGTGCTGCCCCGCGGCGGGAGGACACGGCGGATCGAGACGGGCTGCCGCAGCGGCGGGAACGCCGCGCCGATCTGCGGGTTCCGGACCGGTGCTCCGCTGTTGCCCGCGACGCGCCCGCGGGCGGGGAGCGTGCGGCGGATGGAGACGGGTGCGTGCAGGGCGGGAGCCTGCGCCGCGACGGCGGGGTTGACGACCTTGGCGCCCTGGCTGCCCGCGGTGACACCCCGGCGCGGCAGGGTCCGCCGGATGGAGACCGGGCTCGTCAGCGGAGCGGGCGGCGGCCCGGACGTTACGGGGGGCAGCAGGACGTAGAGGGGCGCGATGGCCGCGGCGCGTCCGTGGAGCCCCTGCGGGATCCGCGCCCGGACCGGGCCGCGCAGCGGCGGGACAGCAACTGCGGCCGGGGGTGCCGGGTTGACGACCGGTGCGCCGGGGCTGATGCCGTAGACGCGTCCGCGGGGCGGTGCCGCCCGGCGGACAGTGACCGGGGACCGCAGCGGGTAGACCTGCGGGCCCTGGGTCTGCGGTATCCCCTGGCCCGAGCGGGTGGCGGCCGTGCCCCGCGACGGGAGGGACCTGCGGGCCTGGACCGGGCTGGTCCGCGCCGGGAACGGGGCGGACAGGACCGGGTTCTGGACTTTCGCCCCGCGCCCGCCCGCGCTCGAGCCCCTGCGCGGCAGGGTCCGGCGGACCGTGA